GTTCGATTGACAACCGAACCGCAACACTCGATATGAGTGAAGCTTCCGACCGTGTCTCGAATGAGCTCGTCCGTTGCATGGTAGCTCGGTGGCCCTATGTAGCATGGGCTGTCGATGCTACCCGCTCCAGGCGGGCTCTCGTAGGAGGCAAGGTAATTCGACTTGCCAAATACGCGTCTATGGGTTCAGCACTCTGCTTCTCGGTAGAAGCCATGGTCTTTATGACGATGGTGTTCGTCGGGATTCAGAGATCGCTCAACAGGCCCCTAACCCCCAAGGACGTAAAACGTCTGAGGGGCTCGGTGCGTGTCTACGGTGACGATCTGATCGTCCCTGTGGACCATGTGCGTACCGTCGTTCGGGTACTCGAGGCTTTCGGCTCTCGGGTAAACCGTAGCAAGTCTTTCTGGACTGGAAAGTTCAGAGAGTCTTGCGGTAAGGAGTACTACGATGGGCACGACGTAAGTATCGTGCGTGTTCGTCGTACTCTCCCTACGCGACGGCAGGATGCTGCCGAGGTACAGTCTCTCGTATCCCTCCGGAACCAACTCTATATGAGTGGTTACTGGAGGACCGTGAGATACCTGGACGAAAAGATCGAAGGGTTGATTAAATTCTTCCCGACGGTCAGTCCAGAGTCCTCGGTACTGGGCAGGGTGTCTTTTGTCGGCGAAACCTTCGGGTATCGCTTCCAGAAGATCCACCCAAGCCGGCATACCCCCCTTGTTAAGGGGTATGTAGTGTCGGCCAAACCCCCTAGAGATAATCTAGAGGGGGCTGGTGCCCTACTCAAGTGTTTGCTTAAGTCTGGCAACCGGGTCATGGACACCCCTGACGAAATCGGGGTGACTCCGTGGCTTGGCCCAGGAGCATCGTTAAGTGGTCCTTTTGGGATCACCCACGATGCCACTTTGTGGGCTAGCCACCCGCAGAGTGAAGACAAACACTTGGAGCGTTCTGGACGCCCCCAGCGCGTCAACATCAAGCTGGGGTGGAGCCCTCCCTTTTAACGGGGAGGTGTCGGCCGACCAGGCCGATGGGAGAGACCAGGTGAGGCGGGGGTGGTTAATAGCCCCCCTCGACCTTATCGTCTCCGAAATCCCACGCTAAATGCGTGGGGGTCCTGCTCCGCCCTTCGGGGCGGGGATGCAGGGGGAGATGCACTTGGCAGTGCC